TATGTCAAATAGTCTTGCTTCTGGGCTTCCTGTTTGATACCACTCATAAACATGGTGTAGTGCATTTGGATTACCTTTGGCAGAAACATCAACATATGCAGCCATAGCCTGTATTGTTCCAGCACCAAGGTTTTTTAAAAATACTGACTTTCCCTTTTGAACACCATCTAAAAATCCCATAGAATAATTAATAATATTATTTAATTGAGATTCAAACTGTTTTGAGTTTGTAACTATTTTCATTAGTCACCCACGGTTTGATTCTCTGTTCTACGCCAGAGCATCTTAAAAAATTCAACATTTCCAAATGGTCCCATAAATGGTTCTACTGTAGCCATTTCATAAATGGTTCCTCTACCAGACCTTGGACCTGCTGTTTCTCTATAAACAATGTCGTCATTAGCACTTCTTACATTTGTGACCAAAATGTTTGTAATGGCATTTTCAGAGTTAGTAGATGACACTCTTGGGTCATTCTTTGTTCTGGCAATAAGTTTATTTTCGTATTGTAAAAATGTCTCTGGCTTAATGTCTTCTGTTCCTGCTCCACCAACACTTGTTGCATTACAGATAATTGTTCTATCAAAAACCCAGTCTTTTGTTGCTTGACCATACTGAGTTTGTTTTATGATTGGATAATAAACATCCGCCTTCATTGGGTACATGAAATCTGTTTCTGGACAGCATTCCATTATAATACTCCTGGACGGATAATCGTTTCTATATACTTATCTAGTATTTTATCAACAAGTATGTTTCCAGTACCGTCGATCATTCTCTTGTCGTATTCAATCTTAAATTGATCTGTACTATAATTTTTTATATACCGCTTGTAATAATCTAGTTTTCCACACTTAATGTCTTCAATTAACATTTTTGTTGCATCTGTAATATCGTTTGGAACTACCTTATAGCCAGTCTCTAATAAAAATATACAGTCTATTCCTTCTGGAAAGGCTACTGCTGGGACAATGGTCTGTACGTTTCCACTATCTTCAGTATCAAAAAGACTTATAGAATCTGATGGTGCAACTGGAATATTAGGATATTTTCTTTCAGCACGATTTAATGAATCGGTTGTTTCTAGTGGATCTTTTGTAATTGCAGATTTATCTTTTGTTATTAAATATGTATAAGATTTTAATGCTGGACCATTAACTGTATCGCTTAAGTCATAAACAAGTTCTGCATTTTCGTATGCTTTTAAAATCTTGTGTGTTTTTTTCCATAGGGGTACATAGTCAGTTCCTTGACCAACGACCTCTAAATATGTTCTATTATAATAAAAACCACCAGTAATAGAATCAATTATGGCTCTTGCCAAACTTTCATATTCTGTATAGGCTGCAATATCTGTTGCTGTTCCAGAAGTAGCAAGTGTTGTTGGATTTACATATGGTCTAGCAATGTCTAGGTTATCTTCAACAACAATATCTCCACGCTCTCCATTAATGTCTTCATAAACACTAAGAGCATAGGACTTATCGTATCTAACAAAGTCTCCAGTTAAAGAGTAGTTAATTTCTGAATTTGCCGTTGAAGTAACAAACTCTTCTATTTCTGTTAATTCTGCAACATCTTCAATGACTAAGTTATAGTCAGCGTTGTTGTCTGGAACTGTATAGGTAATTGAAAGTGGGTATGGTGGAAGTCTTAAAATGTTCATATTTATTTACCGTAATATGAGGCTACTTCTTCAGGAGATGCTGTTCGCACTAGCCTGTGAGTGAGCCACTTTTCCGATGCCTCCTTTGAGACGATGTTGTAACCTACTGTAATAGGTTTAAGGTTATCCATATGTAAATTTCTTTGTGAGTAGATTGCAACTTTTTCTTTTGGATCTTCTGGCTCTACTTCAACACCGTTTATAATTGGTGGAAAGAATGATGCAATAACTTCTAAAATTTCTAACTTAGTGTGTGAACCATATAAATCAATTCCATTTTTTTTGGCATAGGACTTTAGTTCCATTACAGTCTTTTTTGATAACTCTTCCATTGTTGGCTTCATAATTCTCCTATGCTTAATTGTAATTATACCAGAAAAGAATAAAGGAGGACGGTTTTGACTCCGCCCTCCCTTATATTTATTGGTTAATCTTTATGAGTCAGTGCTATCTGAGTCGACATAAGCGACTGCATCTAGTTCTTCCCATTGAATACCAAAGCGTACGAATACTGTGTATTCGATTGTGTCCTTCTTAGCACGATATTCACGGTTTACTGTGATATCACGTTGGAAGCCCCATACACGGTTCTGAGGGAATGTCAAGTCAACATAACCTGCAGGGTAGTAAGGAACCTCAAGAACATCTACACCAAGTACACGGGTTGTACGTGCGTTACCAAGTGTCTGTGCAGTTCCATCAAGGAATTCTTGACGGTTTGCTTGTGTGGAACCAGTGCGATCTGAGAATGCTGCTGAGATTGCATCTGCAAGAGTACCGTTATTGCGAACGATACCAGCAAAAGCATCAGTACCAGCATAGAACTTAAGGTTTGACTTAAGTGCACGGTACTTGCGTGGCATTGCTAGAAGCAAGCCCTGCATTACTGATGTTGTGTAGTTGTTATCAGCAACTGTTGCAGCATATTCATGTGCATCATTTCCTGCAACCTGATTTACCTGAGCAACGAAGCCAGGCATGATGGAAAGGAAGGCATCTGCGCCTGTACCTGTACCATTAATAGCAAGATCTTCAATATCGTTAGCAAATGCATTAGTCATCAAGCGAACTAGATGATCTTCAAGTGCACCGCCTTCAATATTGTCTTCTAGTGCTTCAGTAGAGACTTCCCAGTCAAGACGAATCTTCTTGGTTGTCAATTCTACCTTTGTAAATGTAGCACCTGCGTTTGTGTAGTCTGGTGCTCCTTGAGCAGCAGCACGGATTACACGCTCTCCAACGTTAACCTTTTCGATTTCCATTGTGTTTGCACGCATTGTAACTCTACGACCATCTTTGGCGAGAACTGTTGCATCCCACACGTAGTCGATGAAGCGACGAGCCTGCTCTGGTGCTAGAATACCACCTGCGACGCCTGTTGGGTTTACTGCGTTTGCTCCAGATGTTGATCCGAATGCTGCAGTTGCAGTGTTACCGAGTTGTGATCCTACAGACGCTGCTGCAGAGTCTAAACCAGTTGCACCACCAACACCACCAGATACGAAACCGCCTTGAGAGTTAATCTCATTGCCTGCTCCGCCTGATCCAGGGTAATTCTTTTCTAGATTGTTATTATTTTCCGACATATTGTTCACCTCCTAGTGATTTTTACCTTAGTTAAATAGGTCGGTATTTGTGAGGAAACGACCGCCCCATAGGGATTTCTGAACCTTTACAGGCTCAAACTGCACGATCTCGCCTAGATCGCCAGACTTGCGGAAAGCGGTATCTTGCTCTACGGCATCTACTCTCTTTCCAAACTCATTAAAGTTACCCTTGATGTTATTAACATCACCTGTTACATTATCAAGAGACTTTGTTACTGCTGCTACCTGCTCATGAAGAGACTTAACAGTTGCAGTGAGATCGCCAAAGGCATTTGTAAGAGAATTCTTGATTTCTGCAATTGCCTCAACAATTGCTTCATCAGCCTTTGCTACAACAGTTTCTGTTGCAACAACTTCTCCCTCTTCTGTTTTTTCTACAGAAGAATTTGCACTACCATCATCTGATTTAGCAATTGCAAGTTCTTCAACTGCTGGTGCTTCATCAGCGACTGCAGGAGTTTCTTCAACTACTGCTGGCTGTGCCTCTGGAGCAACCTCTGCATTATCAACTACAGCATCAACTGCTGCTTCTGTTGTTTCTGACATAGGGTTTACCTCCTTTGTAATCTTAATTGTACTAATGCCTTTAGCACTATCAACTAAGAACTTTATCATGTTTGCTTTATCTGTATCATTCTTTTCAACAAAACCAATGTTTTTCATTTGTTTTTCTGTAATAGGATGGGTCACCACTTCTGAATCTGAGACTATTACCATGCCAGAATCTGAGTCATAAAAAATATTTTCTGTATCTACCTTTGAAATTAAGCCACTAATTACATTATGACCGTCTTGTTTTTCAATTGATACAATGCTTGCAAATTGATTTGCTGGTGAGTCAACTAATGAAAGTTCATAAAGGTCATATTCTTTGATAACACGAATAGACTTGTCCATCTCTTCATTAAATGCATCATCCCAGGTCTTAATGTTTCCACCAATAGAAAACCCTGTGTATGTTCCATCTAAAACTTTTTCCCAGGCATCCTGTGCACCTTTTGAAACATATGCTGAAACATATACTCCACTATAAAACTTTTTTTCGTTTGGATCGAAATAGCGATCTTCTTTAAATGAAACAATCTTGCCAACGGCTGAAGGCTGGTGCATTTCACGAAGGTTTCCACGAAAATTCTTAAAAGCATTTATGCTTGATTCTGTTGTTACGATGTCACCCTGTTTATCAATATTATCTAGGGTTGCAAAACCTGACACCATGCGGCGCTCAATATCAACTTTTCCAATAGGCATCGATAGACGAACGTTGTCGCCATTAGTCACCCAATGAGCCTTATTTATTAACATATCGTTACCATTATACCAAACATTTTCAACTTTATCTCAATTACTGAGATGATCTACCCTCCCCTTGTGCATTGCGTCCAGAGACGGTTGTTGTAGAATCAGAGTTGTTGTTTGTTCTTTCTGAATCTCTTTGACGAGTCCCTGCTAAATTTGCTCTAGCATCCGTTGCCTGGCGTGGAGACATAACAAATGGTTGATCACCATCTGGAATCTGTGGAAGACCAATTGCTTCACGAGCCTCGTTAGGCATCATAACTTGAGTTTTTACGTAGCGCTCAAGAATTTGTGACTGAGCAATTTCATCTGTAAGAGTAAACTCTTTAAATTTAAGTTCAAGAACATCTGTTTTTTCTTTAATAATTTTATTTACTACCTTGGCAAGATGGCTTTGTGCTGGACGACAAACCTGCTCTTTAAATGTGCGGTCTTGAGAAATTGCTGCTGCAACTCCTGCACCCTCAGATCCACCAATTTTAGACATAGGCATTTGATGAGCAATAAAAATATCATCACGATTTTGCTTACGATACTCTTTAAAGGATCCATCTTGAATGCCATTTTCAACAGCCTCCATTTTGAACTCAACCTTATTCTGATCTGTATCGCCAGGAAGTGGGATATATAGAGTTCTATGTGATTGAGACTTTAGACCAGTTTGTAGGAATCGGAACATCTTGTCTTCTCCATCGGCAGACAATTTGGCACCCTTTAGGGTTACAACATATCTTGGTACAGCCTTGTTTTCAAAGTAGTCAATGTTATATTGTGATGCAAGTTGATCTCCAATAAGAGATGGTAAAGCAGCAATAATATCTGGAATACCATAATAGGTATTTAATGGTGAGTATTCTTTATAATGAATGATCTCATTTGGACGAGTATCTGCTGTCATTGGGTTTTGATTTTTAGCCCCAAAATTTCTAAAGTAGACTACAGAGTTTCCGATAATCTGAACAAAGCCATCACGTAAACGTCTGACACGAACAGTAGTCGCTGGTATATGACCTATATATCCAATTTCTCCAGTAACGGTTCTTCCAATTTCAAGAAAGCCATTTCCTGTAGCCTGAACATCTGTATAAAACTTTTCCATTGTTTTTGTAAAAGAATCATCATCATTAAGGTTTTCAAGCCAATCACGTAGTTCTAGTTTCATTCTTTCAATACGACGACGAGCACGATCAACGGCTGCTTGGTCATCATTCATTTCAAACCTTAACATAGTTCTGCCTGCTACTTCAAATGAATAGCCAAGACCAACAACGTTTTCTACCTTTGCATCAATAGCAGCATGATTAGCAAAAGAGGTATCATAAAAGTTAGCCAACTCATACATATTGTATGGTGGAGTAATTACATCAAATAGACCATATCCATTACGATATACAGTTCCAGGGTTAATAGCCTTTGATGAAGCATCTACTCCTGAAGGTGTAGCATTTGCTGAGTCAAGGTATGCATCTGTTGCAACTACCATTGCTTTTGCTACATTCCGTGAAGTTTTTCTACGAAAGTTTTGATTTAGTCCACTGTAATCTTTAAGATTATCCCAAGACTTAATAAAAGGATCTTGGTCACTAAACGGGTTTTCATCTTTATGTTGGGTGTTTAATCCAACTCTTATATAGTCATCAGTCATCGCTACCATACTTATCATAAGTTTGTCGTGCTGCTACCCAAGCACCATGGTCGTTCATAGAAGGAATCAAACCGTTCTTCATTCTATCTACCTGTTCTGAATACTCTTCTTCGCTAATTCTTGTAAGCCCTGGAACAAAAACTGCTTTTCCTTCTCCATCATCACCATAATGCATTGCAACTTTTTTAAGTTCTGAGATTTTTGAGATGTCTCCACGCATTGATTCTATATTTAGGATGCTTCCTTCACCATCTGTAAACCAAGATCCATTAGATTTTTTGTACACATAGAGACCCCAGTTATAATCTTTTTCTATTACTTTGCGTCGGACATTGCCAACTTTTTTAAGAATTTCATTATCCATAACCACAAGTATACCATATTACACTGGAATCTTGACTGTGGTCTGCCAAGTGGTATCTGCATAAATTTTAAGTTTTTCAGAATCAAATATCATGCCTTCATTATCATCAATGATAATCTTATTAGTTCCAGTGTATGTCTTATAGACATCTGAAGGGTTAACTCCATATAAATCTGAGGCTGAAATAACCAAGACACCCTGCCATACGAAGTTATTAAGCCAATACTCCCACTCAAAATTAGTAAAACCATCTGTTTTAACTTGAAGCCAAGGTCTTGTGAGCGTACTTTGAACCTGTTGTAGATTATTTGCTTGATAATATGCAATATTGTTAAATATCATTGGACCAGTTAAGTTTATCCCGCCAAGATATCCATCAAAGTTTAGCGCTGTAGAGAATGCAATTCCAAGGACCCCCCACTCTTTTTTAGTAATAACTGGTTCACGAACCAAAGATCCATTCCAGAAATATGAAAGACCATTAAAGTCTAATCCTGTGTTTTGGCTGCGTGCAAAGATTCTAGCCCTAGATCCTTTTGAACTATCTGCAACCATATAAAACTTAATTGTGTCACCTCTATACTCAATTTCAAATAGTTCTGTAGGAGTTCCTGGGAAAAAGTCATCATCATATCTCATCCATAGTTGAGCAGCACTAATACGATAATCTGCAGCAGATGCTTGATTAATGGGAACTGCAATTCCACGACTAACTTGTGGATCAAATGTTCCACGGACTTCAATTCCAGTTTTTCTATTTAGATAAAGATATGGTGTGCTTCCCTTATAAATACTAAATGGGTTTTTAGACTTATAGTCATAATATAAACCAGATCTCTTATATGGGAACATGTCAAGACCAAATCGTGTTCCAATTGGGTTGAACGAGTTATCATTTAAGGCTTGAGAAGCAAACTCAAGTCTACGAAGAGCAATTGGTTTTGTTAGAATGCTTCTAATATTAAACTCAAGATGGTAGACAATTGCAAGTTCATTAAAGTCAATAGTTTTTGTTGGATAGATTATAGTGTTATCTACAACTTCAAACTTTGTTGTTGCCCATAGCGGGTAATCATCCATATCTACAATGCGTGTAGACTTTGCTGCTTCAATTCTATCAAAACTTGTTTGTGGAGCATTTGCTCCATCTTGAATATATTGAAATGTTATATAACTTCTGATTGATGCATTGTCAGTATCATACTGATAAAACTTAACAGACTTTTGCTGAACGTCTTCATAATTAGACCATCCAGTAAATAAGAAGTTGTCAAAATGATAATATGTCTTTTGTTCTGGAGACTCAAATTGATCCTTTAATTGTTGATAAGTCCAAGACTCTGCAACCTCTTCTGACTGAGAAGTAGACGATGGTCCAGGGTATCCAATATTAAATTGTAAAAAGTCAAGGTCATAGTATTGATTACCAATGTCATTTGCTACATACTGGGCAAAATATGAAAGAGGTAGGTAGTCTTGCCAGTATCCAGATACACCAATATCTAGGAAAAATTGTCCGTAGGCTTCTGTTGGAAGTAGCGTGTAACTTGCAGTATGGTCAATTAATGCTACAGAAGTTTCTTCCGTTACTCCGCTTTCTGATAAATCATCAAATAATACAAAACCTTCTTCGTCAAAGTAATCTTCTATTTCAACCGTATTAGATGCAGTAGATAATCCAACAGAGTAAATTTTGCCAGTAAAGGTATTTTCTGCCTCTTCATCTCCTGCTACATATAGTTTTAATCCGCTTTGATTCCCAAAAAAAGATGAAACGTTTTCTCCAAATGTACTTGCTATTGTTTGAAGGTTTATTCCTACCGAAAACAACTGGTCTGATTCAAGACTTGGTGTTGTGTAAAGTAACTCTTCTACTCCGTTATACTTTAAAACATATTTAATTAAATCCTCTTCTTGTCTAACAATAAAAAAATCACTATTTAGAGAGTTATATATTTTAAAAAGTGTTTGTGGCTGCACTGTGCCAGATTCTGGTCCAATATCGGTTGTACTAAAAACTGCATAGACAGACCTAATTTGATCATTTAAAACATTAAATTGTGGAAAGTTAAAGTAACACTGTTTTGAATTCCAGGTGTTATCTGGTCTAAAGGTTATAAACTTATTTGGAACTATTGTGCCAGAAGCAACTTCTTGAATCTCTTGATTATCGGTATACAGTTGAGATAGTGTTTTTGATTCTAAAAAGATTTCTGGTAATTGATATTCTGGAGTTGTTAAGGCTGTATTTGTTGTTGTAAGGTTGTCAAAACTACCTTGCTGCCATTGAGCAAAATCTGGATAGTTGTAGTTAGATGTATAGTCTGCAAATGGATAATCAATAAATGCTGATGTTCCACCATATGCTGAGTTAATTCCTTCAGGAGAAAGAACTCCCTGTCCATATACCCATCTACGTTTTGCAACAGTTACTGGAACCTGATATGGATAAATAGCAACACAGTCTATCTCTATTGGGGTTACATCTAGATAAGAATAAAATCCAAGCCAGTCTTGGGAGTCTCCAAGGTATGTAGGTTCTGGTAAAACTAATGATTCAGTATCAATAGCAAAAGATAGAACTTCTTCTCCATTAAGTAAAAGGCTGACAGAGTTTTTAATTAAACGTATATGAATAAGCATTGGTCTAAACCATTCTCCAACAAAGTGAGAACTAAATTTATCTCCAATAACTAAAGTTAAAAAACCACCTTCAACATACAAACCATCTGTTCCAGTTATTGGACCAAAGATTCTTTTAGGAGTAGAAGAATCAGAGTTTATCCTTGCCCAAAACTCTACTGTGTATTCTTTATATCTTCCTAATTCGTTTAAAAATCCCTTACCTGGCAAAATAAGTGACGGATCTCCACCAATGTTTGGTGTTAGAATTGTTACTCCATTTGCTCCAAATACAAGGGGAATACTAGAATTTTTTGCTACAAGAGAATTATCATTAACAAGATAGTATCCTTCATCAAATGATATTCCATACCCTGCGCTTGGAACGACTTGACTAGTTGTAGAAAGTGCAATATCTGATGGAAAAACCTCTGGCTCAATTCCAAGAGACGTGGTATTAAACTCTTCTGACCATTGACCAAGAGTTAACCCATTAACATAAAAAATATAGTCTGCAGATGTTGCACCACCACTAGTTGTGCTTATCTTAAACACAAGTCTTAGTTCAGTATTCTCATCTGGAATCTCAAATGTTTCTGAAACAAAAGCCCAGTTTTGGAATATAGTAGTTGGAAATGTTTTTAATTTTTGTACAACTAAGGATGATGTTGTATCTGTATATTCATACCCAATAGATACTGATGACAGGTATGGGCTGTTAGAATAGAA